AACTCGAATTTCACGCTCTTGCTGAGTTCATCAAGCAGCGTGTTCTGGGCTTCGGGAGGAAGTTCAGCAAACACAAGGTTGCCTTTCGGCTGCCACTTGCGCCAGATATGCTCGAAAGCGCGGGGGTTGAAAGTGGTGAACGCCATGAAATCCTCCGGATCCAGGGACTTCTCCGAGTAATTGAAATTACCCTTCGAATCCTCCAGGCCCGGGTTCTCCTTGCGTTTCTGGAGCATCTTGCCGGTCTTGATACGTGGCAGGCTGATTTTCTTCTCGACGCCGGGGATCACCATGATCAGGCCTTTTTCCACAAGGTCGTTCCCGGTACAGGCGAGTACCAGGATCTTCTCCAGTACCTCACCGTTGTAGTTGGTGTTTCTTACTACTATTGCCATAGCAAATATTTTTATTAATGTTTCAACTTGTCCTTAATCTCGGTCATGCGCTTGTTCCAGGGACTTTCATTTGTCGGGTTCACACGCAGGTCGGTCATGACTTTACGTTTCGGGGAGAGTTTCTCCAGCGCCTTTTCCCCGTTTTCGCGGTCCTTGGACAGAAGGTTCTCATAGATGGGGCGGGTGGTGGCGTCAATACGCCCGTCATTCTCCGCGTCATCAAGCAGTTTCTTACGGGCGGCGGCTTCATCCGCATCCGCCTTGTCCCGGAACTCCTTCAGCTCTCCCTTCAGGCGGGTGACTTCGGCATCAAGGCCCGGAACTTTCCCGGCTTCCGTTTCCAGAAACCCGACTTCACGGAGAAAATCGTCATCTGTCACGCAGTTCTTGAACCGCGGACGTTTCTTCAGTTCGTCTAAATTCATGTTACTCTTGTTTTGTGGCTTGTGCAGCCGGTTATTGAATATTTGAAATACCTGTTCGGGGGTACTGTCTTCAGGAACGGGATCGGCATCATAGATACCGTCGATAAGGCCCAGAGCCAGCGCCTCGTCGGCACGAAGCCAATGGTCCTTGCCGTCGAAATACAACGAGCGGATTTCCTCCTTGTCCTTTCCCATGCGGGCGGCATACATCTCGCAAAGGGTGTCCTCCAGCGATTCAATCTCGCGGATGCACCCGCGCATCTCCTCCTTGTTGCCGTAACAGCCTCCCTGGACACTGTGAAGCATCAGACGGGCATAACGGCTCATCTGCACCGGCTTGCCGCAAAGGGCGATGACGGAGGCCATGCTGGCGGCGATGCCGTCCACGTAAATGGTAATGTCAGCCTTGCTGTTTTTCAGGGCGTTGAAAATGGCAATGCCCGCATACACCTCGCCGCCGTTGCTGTTGATACGAACGTCAATCCTGCCGGACAAGGCCTCGGCCTCCAGGAGCTCGCGGGCGATATCCCCGCTGCGCACATTGTCGTCATAATCACCGATGTCACCGTAAAGAAGGATACAACAGGCGTCTTTCCCGGGTATGATGTTGAAAAACTTTTTCATGCTTATATAGTCTTTTGGGCGGGTATTCCCCGCGAAGTTTACGGTGCGAAATTAGGGGGATTAAAGCCGTTTTTCAAACCGCGTATTTATCATGCGGCCTTTAAAACACTGTCATAAAGTTTTAAAGTGTCATCATGCGGCACGCGTTTTTTTCCGCCCCTTTTCCTTATCAATTTTGCACGTAAAAAAGGAGGCAATATGACCGAACTAAGCATGCAACAAAAAAGGGAATGGGCGAAGACGCTCTACCTGAAAGAGAACCTCACGCAGCAGGAAATAGCAGAGCGTGTGGGGGTGTCACGCATCACGGTGAACAACTGGATAGGCAAGAACGGATGGGAGATGCTCAAGACATCCATCACCATCACACGCGAGGAGCAACTGAAAAGCCTGTACAGGCAGCTGGCAGAACTAAACA